TGTAGGAAATTTTGTTAAATTTGCTCGTTCTTTTTATCAGTCTAAAGGTATTGAGGAATCAATAAGAATATTATTCAAAATACTATATGGTGTTGAATCAACTGTATTGGATTTAGAAGGTAATCTTATTAAACCTTCAGGTGCAGAATTTATTCGTAGAGAAGTTATTGTAACTGACTTAATCACCTCTACTGGTCAACCACAAAACTTAGTTGGACAAACAATATTTAAGTCAACCGATACATCTACAAACGCATCTGTATCTGAAGTTGAAATATTGAGTAGAGGTGGCAAAAATTACTATAAAATATCTTTATTTGTTGGTTTTAGTGACCGTGACCTAATTGAAGGTGTTTTTACAATACCAGGAAAAACAAAAGCTTTATCTGTAGTACCGCCAAGTGCATCAATCATATCTGTAGACTCGACTGTTGGGTTTGGAACAACTGGTACAATAATTAGTGGTCAAAATAGAATTGATTATACATCTAAAACACTTAATCAATTTTTTGGATGCACAGGTGTAGGTCAAAGAATTCAAACTGCAGATGATATTAGATCTGATGAAACTATTTTTGGTTATGAAAACGGAGATTTAACTAAGAGAGTTGATTTAAGAATTACTGGTGTTCTCTCTGAACTTGTACCTTTAAATGATATCAGTCTTGTTAGAGAGGGTGAAAGTATATTTGTAAAAAATGTAGGTGAAAAAATAAAAAATAAAGGTGAAACTTATAAAGAAATATTTGCAAATTCATGGAAGTATAATACTAGTTCTAGATTTGAAGTTGATATTAATGGTTCTACGTTTAGTTTCAATACCATAATTGATAAATCTAACTTGAAAGTGGGTGATAATTTTGATATATTACAAAGAGGTGAGCAGGTTATAGTAGGAAGTGGTCAAGTTTCTAGCATAGACACAAATTTAAATCAAATTACTGCAAGTAATATTGCTGGTTTTACTCAAGATCCTAATGGATCTTATGATATTAGAAGAAAATATGAGACTGCATCTAGCACTGGAGTAGAAATAAAACAAGGAAATGATGTTCTTATATCTGACGTTTTAAATGTATATACAGATGGAGACACTGATGGTTATGTCGCATCTAATTCACTTCCAAATTATGTTATTGATACTGATATTATTAAAGAAACTGCTGTTGGATCTAATTTGGATGGAAGAGATATTGTATCTGGATTATACAGTTATATTCAATTTACACCCCCAGCTAATACAGATATCAAATTTATACAAGGTGATTCAATTATATACTCACCTGATACTGAAGTTTTATCTGGATTAGAATCTGGAAGAACTTATTACGTAGATCCAATAATTCCACCCGCAAACCAGAGTATATCAAAGATAGCATTATACGAATCAGCAAACCAAATTGGTACAGCAAGCACAGTTCAAATTGGGTTAGGAACTGCTGGAGGTCATAATTTTATTTTACAAAGACATGCAAATAGAAAATTAGAAACTGATAAGATTTTAAGAAGAATACCCCTTTCTCAAAATTTATTTGTTACATCAAAACAAGAACAACCTTTAAATGATATAGGTATACTAAGAGATGGTGTTCAAATAAGATCACCAATATCAGATAATAAAATTTACTTTGGTCCTCTTGAATCTGTAGATGTAATAAATTCTGGTAAAAATTATGATGTTGTAAATCCTCCACAAGTCATAGTAGAGAATTCAACACCTGCTGCACCTGGAACAACCGCTTTAGTTGAACCAGTTTTAAGTGGAAGTGTATCTGAAGTAATTGTTGACCCACAAGAATTTGATATTAATTCAGTTACAAGTGTTTCTTTAACTGGCGGTAATGGTTCTGGTTGTGTTCTCCAACCAGTTTTAGGAATAAGAAATAGATTTTTAGATTTTGATAGTAGAAATGTATTTTTTAATGGTGGTATTGATATTGTAGATGAAACTATCACATTCAAAAAACCACATAATTTAGAAAATGGGCAATTAATATATTACAGCAGCAATGGTAACTCACCAATAGGTATTGGATCTGCATATGACGCATCAAATACTATAACTGGGTCTTTATCTGATGGTGCCCCTTACTTTGTTAGAGTTGTAAATACTTCAACTATTCGTATATTTAACACTCAAAGTGATGCATTAGCAGGTACAGCTGGTATTAATACAGTTGGTTTATCAACTGATTCATCTGCAAGTGGAATTCATAGATTTAGAACTGAAAATAAAACAACTTTAAGTGCAATAAAAGTTATAGAGTCGGGTTCAGGATACACAAATCGTAAGTTAAAGGTAAAATCATCTGGTATCTCAACTTCATTTGATACCATAAATTTTGTAAATCATGGATTTTCTAGTGGTGAAATAATTGAATATTCTGCATCTACACCTATTCAAGGTCTTTCCACTTCAACATCTTATATAATTAACAAGATTGATGATAATTCATTTAAACTTGCTGATGCTGGAATTGGAGGTACATCTACATCTGATTATGAAAGAGGAAAGTTTGTTGACTTACAGTCAGTAGGATCTGATGACCATGTATTCAAATATCCTGATATTAAAGTAAATATCGAAGTATCATATGGATCAACAGTAACAGGAACATTTAATATTACACCTATAGTTCTTGGTGGAATTACGGATGTTTATCTTACTGAAGAGGGAACTAATTATGGTTCATCAATTCTTAATCATCAAGTAGTTCCAGAGATAAAAGTACAGAATGGTAGAAATGGTGAATTAAAACCAATTATCGTAAATGGAAAGGTAGATAGTGTTGCTGTTGTAAACAAGGGTCGTGAATATTATTCAGCACCAGAAGTAGTGATTTCTGATACTTCAGGTGGTTCGGGTGCAGTTGTAAGACCAATCATACAAGACGGTAGGATACAAAGTGCAGTTGTTATACAATCTGGTATAGGATATAGTAGTTTTACTGTAGATGCTAATGTTATACCAAGAGGTATGAACGCTGCTTTCAGTGCAAGAGTTAGAAGTTTAACTTTAAATGATGCTGGTAGATTTGGAAATAATTACTTAAGCACCAGAGAAAATTCTTTATCTTTTGGTATTTTAGGATATTCACAAACTCTTGCAGGTTCATTGGAAGAGAGTTTCGATGTTAAACAAAATGACGAATTTGATAAAATTACAAGTCATTCACCAATTATAGGATGGGCTTATGACGGAAATCCAATATACGGTCCTTTTGGATATTCAGATCCAACAAATATTAACTCAGATTTAAAAATTATTTCTTCATCATATAAATTAGATGTTTCTAAACTTAAAAATAGACCATCTGGATTTAAAGAGGGATTTTTTATTGAAGATTACTCATTTGATAGAAGTGGTGATTTAGATATACACAATGGTAGATTTGCAAAAACACCAGAGTTTCCAAATGGAATTTATGCCTATTTTACATCAGTAGGTTTATCAACTGAATCAAACAAAATTGAAGGAAAATATCCATACTTTATAGGACGCACTTATAGATCACCACTAATAAATGACAATCTAGTTTTAACTCAAGATTTTGATTTTAATAACTCCAATTTATTAAGAAATACATTACCTTATGCTGTAGATGAAGAATATGCTGATAATGATTTTATTATTGAGTCAAATGAAACAATAAGACAATTATCAAAAATAGAATCTGTAACTAAAGGAGAAATTGACAATCTTCAAATTTTAGATGGAGGTTCAGGATACAAAGTTAAAGATTTAATTGTTTTTGATGATGAAGGAACAAATGGTGCTGGATTTTCTGCAGAGGTAAATGAGATAGTTGGGTTAGGTGTAACCAGTATCAATACAACTTTACATAGATTTGAGGATTTAGTTTTTGAATGGAAGAATGAAAATGAAGTTGAAGCGTGTTATTTACCGTTTATGGAACTTAATGATAAAGATTATGTTTCTGTAACAGGACTCAGCACCTCAATAGTAAATCTTGAAGGATCTTTTAGTGTAGGAGTTTCAACAGATACTATCGGTCTAGCAAAAACAATGTTAGGTGGAGATGTATCTGGAAAAATAGAGGATATATTTGTTTCAAGTATTCCTAACACTGTATCTGTTGGTGGTACTTTAAGAATTGATAATGAAACATTAAGAGTTTTAAATCTTTATCGTACACCTAAAGTTATAAGAGTTGAGAGATTTGCAGGAGCAGGTCATACTTTAGGATCGAGAGTTGATGTTTTAAATAATAGAATAAGTATTCCAGCAAAAACAAGAAAATTTAATTCAAAGAAAAATGAAATTATATACTTCAATGGACCTCAGTCTGTAGGAGTTGGAACTACACCTGGCAGTGCTATTACGGTTGAATCTGTTATTGGAGAGATTAAAGAGAATGTTTCCATACCAACTAGAACAATTCGTATACCAAATCATCCATTCAAAACAGGACAGAAGGTAAAATTAAATAAGAGAACTGGAGCAAATAGATTTGATGTTGGAAATACTCCACAAGTATCTGAGTTTAAAGTCCCTTACTCTGGAAATGATTCGATTGATGTTTTCATAATTGATAAAGGAGAAGATTTTATTGGTATATTAACTTCTAGAGTTGGTATAGGAAGCACTAGCGATGGTCTCTATTTTTATTCTAAGGGTTCTTTATCAGGTATAAATTCTGGCTCATATTATTTCCAAACTGATTATGAGCAAGTAACTGGTGATGTTGATAGAGTTACATCAACAGTATTTACAAATGTCTCAGCAGCAGATACAACAACACATAATCTTTTAGAGGATGATATTGTTAAAATAAATGTTGTTCCCAATTTATCCGTAGGTATTGGTACAACATCTCCTATTTCAGTTGCTTACAATTCTGAATTTGAAAAATTATTAATTAATCCAATAACTTTTGCAGCAGCAGACGTAGAAACAAATCAATTTGATATTGATGGACATGGATTAGAAACAGGTGACAAAATATTCTATGATGGTGGTATATCTGGATTATCAACTGGATCTTACTTTGTCAATAAGATAAGTGATAGATATTTCCAACTCGCTGAAACTTTATCTGACTTAAATACTAGTCCAATTAACACAATCAATATTACAGCTAACACTGGTGGTTCTAATCAAACAATATCTTTAATCAATCCAAGAATTAATGTTGTTAAAAATTCTAAATTAACATTCTCACTTAAAGATACTTCACTTGCTAATTTTGAATTTAAATTATTCTATGATAAAAATTTGTTAAATGAATATGATAGTTCACAAGATTCAGTTAACTTCAACGTTTTAGGTATTGGAACTATTGGTATTGGCACTAATAATACTGATCCTATTGGTGGTAGATTATCAGTAGAGTTTTCTAAATCTACACCAGAAAAATTATATTATGGAGTTTCCAAAGGTGGATTTATTAGTACATCTGATACAGAAGTTCAAAATTACGCTGAAATAAGATTTGTTGATAGTACTTATAATGGTGAGTATAAAATATCTAATGTAACATCAGATACATTTGATTTTTCACCAAAAGTTCCAGAATTGTTATCTTACTCTAGTTCTGATTGTGAAACACTTGAATATTCTACAAAATCAAACAACGTTGTAGGTGCAATAAAAGATTTCAAGATTATATCCTCTGGTTTTAATTATAAAAAACTACCAAAGTTCAAATCTGTTATAAGTGAAAATGGTACAAATGCTAATATAGTAGCTGTATCTACTTCAATTGGTAGAATCAAAGATGTAAGAATAGTAGATATTGGTTATGAATATTCTTCAGATAAGACATTAAGTCCAGAGGCATTTATACCTCCAGTTTTAAATATTGATAATCTTGATGTGATTGAGTCTGTTGATATCATAAGTGGTGGTACAAATTATATTAATGCACCTAATTTAATAGTCTTTAATCCTACTACTGGTGTGGTTATGGATAATTCGTCCATAGTTGCAATAGCACCTAACCAAACTATATCTGAAGTTAAGGTTCTAGCACCAGTTACAGGTTTAGATTCAGTAAATCATGAAATTGTTGCTATTAATAACTCTAATGGAGTTGGAATTGGTTCTATAGTTACAAGTAAATCTGGAGTAGTTACTTGTTTCTTAGAAACACCTATGAATGGATTTACAGACCCACAACCATTTGCTATAGGGGACAAAATATTTGTTGAAGGAATACAAAGAATAGGAGAAACTGGTGTTGGTGCAACTCAAGGTGGTATTTCCACAGAAACTAGTGTAACTGGTGATGGATTTAATTCAGAAAATTATAATTATCAATTCTTTACCGTTTCAGATTATATTGCAGGTACTCAAGCAATAATAGAATTTAATTTATCTGGTTTAACAACGAATCCAGGTATCGCAAAAACTTTCCAGTCTGGATATGCAACTATAGTTAATAAAAACAAATATCCAATTCTTAGACCAAATTTAACAAGAGGAATATTTGATTTAAGTGAAGAATTAGTTGTAAATGGTCAAGATACTGATTTAAGAATTACAGAAATAAGAGATGACTACATAAAAATTGATGGAAAATTTGAAGTTAAACCTGGAGATAGAATACTTGGTAAATCTAGTAATGTATCTGCAGAGATAACAAGTATTTTAGAAAATAGAGCTAAATTTACAACTAGCTTCTCCAATCGACAAGAATATGGTTGGTTAGATGATATTGGTAAATTAAATCAAGATTATCAGGTCATACCTAATAATGATTACTATCAAAATCTTTCTTACACTGTTAAGAGTTCAGTTGAATGGGATAAATTTGTAAATCCAGTAAATCGTCTTGTTCATCCAGCAGGATTGAAAAATTTCTCAGATACTTCAATAGAAAGTAAAGTTACTGCTGGAGTTGGTATAACTGCAATTACAAAAGATTTAATAGTTCTTGATGTTAACAACGTATTAGGTTTAGAAGATAAGCAAAGAGTTGATGCTATTAATAATTTTGATTTCTCACGAGATTTTGACACAAGAACTAATAGTTCTAAATTTGTTGAATTGTCAAATAAAGTATTAACAGACTTTACAAGATGCAAAACTAATAGAGTATTAGTACATGATGATATTAGTAATAAGTTCTCAAGCACAGGATTCCAAGAAAACAAAACTGTCCTTGAAGAATTGACTGAGGATTATGGAAATTACATAATACAAATTATTGATCCTGATACTTTTGATGTACAACTTTCAGAATTGATAGTATTAACTACTACTGATAATGCCTACCTTCTAGAAAAGACAACAGACTTTACAACAATGAAGTTAGGTGATTTTTCAACTGAAATTGATATTAATGATGAAAAAACATTAGTATTCACACCAACAGAAAAATTTGAAAAAGATCACGATATTAAAATTTTAAAAATTGACTTTAATACAGACTTACCTTCTAGTGGTGGTGCTTCAATTGGTAATATTGATTTAACAAGTGTAAATGTAGGTGCAACGACAGAAATTTCTGGAATAAGTACAACTTCAATCGCTGAATTCCCCAAAACTGATTTTAAAGGTCTTTATGCAAATATTTTTGTAGAGGATAGTAAAACTAAAGAAATTAATTATAATGAAGTAATAGTTGACTTTGATGGAACTGATACAACAATAGCACAATCTTATATTGATACATTACCAGGTTTGAGTAATTCAGTCGTCGGTGTTATAACTGCCCGTTTTGAAAATGATTTAATTAAATTACAAGTTGAAAATGATAGATTAGATGTACTCAACGTAAGAGCTAACATAGTTGGATTAGGAACTACCACTGCTGGAATTGGAACATATAGATTCTCTGTTTCAGGACAACCAGCTGGATCAGAGAGAAGTGTCAGATTAGAATCTAATTATGTATCAGGAACATCAAACCCACTTACATATGGAACAATTAATAGAACTATTGATAGTTCTGTAAAATCTTTAGTAAGAGTTTCTTGTGGAGAAACATCTGCAATACATCAAGTAATATCACTAAGAGATGAGGATGATACAGTAACAGTACAGTATCCATTTGTATCTGCAGGTTCTACAACTGGTATTGGTACATTTGGGGGTGAAATTTCTGGAACGGACATTAATTTAAGATTCTATCCAGATGCAGAGTTTGATTCTTTAATTGAAGTTCAAGCCTACAATCAAATATTCTACACTGTTAATGATTTTGCAAATACTCCACCAGATCTTATTTACGGACCTGTTAATCAAAAAGTATTTCTATCGACTTATGATGGTTTAAGTGGATTGAGAGCAAATAAAAAGGAATTTGATTTAACTCATGATGGAACTCCAATTTATTCTAAGACATTTAATCCTATTGGAATCAATTCATTAGCAGATGGAGTTGGTCTTATTAAATCAACAGGAGTATTTAATGTACCTAATCATTTCTTTAACACTAATGAACAACTAGTATATACACCACAATCAACTTTCATTGGAATTGCTGCTACTCCTGTTTCAATTGGAGCAACAACAAACTCAGCTGGTATAGTTACAACAATTCTTCCTAGTGATGTATTTGCAAAAGTTATTGATGAAAATAGATTTGAATTATATACTCGACCTGAATATATCACCACAGGTGCAGCAGTTACCTTTACTGGAAGTGGTTCTGGTAATGCCCACAAACTATCGATGACGAAACAGTTAAGCAAAACAATTATAGGTCTAGATGGTGTAGTTCAGCAACCTATTACATTCACAACTATTACTCATACTCTAGGAGTCTTTGATGGATTTACATATAACAACACAGTTGGAATTGGACTTACACAATTAATTTTAAGTGGTATTAGTTCAATTACTACATCCGATATATTAAAGATTGATGATGAATATATGACCATTACTGAGGTAGGGTTCTCTAGCACACCTACAGGAACGATTAATGATGCAGTTGACGTTTCATTAGGTATTGCAACTTTACCTTGTGTGAAGGTCAGGAGAGGTGAATTAGGAATAGCTGAATCTGTACATGTTGGTGGATCAACAATCAAAGTTCATAGAGGTTCATTTAATATTGTAGATAGTAAAATTTTCTTTACTGATCCACCAAAAGGTAACACAAGGAGAAGAAGAGATGCTACAAATTTACCTTTCGTAAAAGCAGATTATAGCGGAAGAACATTCTTAAGAAGTGATTACACAACTAATATGTTGTTTGATGACATATCAGATAGTTTTACAGGCATCGGTAAAACATATAATCTAACTGTTGGTGCTGCTAATACTGCTGCTGGTATTGGTGTTGGTAATGGTATACTATTCATAAATGGAGTATTTCAAACACCACTTACTCAAAATAATCTTGGAAATAATTATGAATTTTTAAGTGATACAACTGCAGGAATATCTACTGTTGAATTTACAGGAATTACATCTACAAACGGAGAATTTATTGTATCTGATTCTGATATAAACCAAAACCAAGTACCTAGAGGAGGTATAATTGTTTCATTAGGTTCTACTTCTGGTCTTGGGTATGCTCCATTGGTAGGTGCAAAAGTTAAGGCATTTAAAGATAGTGATGGTGGATTAACAAGTATAGTAGGTATTGGAACTTCGTCAGGATTCAATCTTGGAATTCAAACTGCTGTATATGATAATGCAACTGGTATTATCACAGTTACAACAAACAAAGTTCATGGTTTTGCATTAGAAAGACCAAATACAGTAAAACTAAAAGGTTTAGAATTTGCATGCCCTAAGACAGTTGTAGGACAACCCACATTTGCCACATATAATCCTGCAAATGGTAGATTAGTAATTACAATAGCAAACCACGGTTTAGTTCAAGGTGATGCTGTAATACTTGATAATGGTTCAATATGTTTTAGATGTGATAAAGATAGTTACGCAACAATTCATTGCTATCCTCGTCCAACTGATCCTGCGGCTGGACAATATTTAACAGTAAGTAATGTAACTCAAAATACTTTCCAAGTAAATGTTGGTGCATCTGCTCCTGCTGATCAATATGTTCATCAATTTGAGTCTGCAACAGCAACAGCAGTTAAAACTATCGGTGGTGGTGGATATGTAGGTGTCACAACAACAATATTCCAAGACCATGAGAGACCATTATTCGTAGTTGGTATTGTCTCAGATAGAACATTTGAAGTGCAAGCTGGTCCTAGCACAATTCCTCATAATTATCAAGGTGGTGGAGTTGCATATGAATTCTTTGAAGATCTTACATTTGGTTCAGGATATCGAGGAGGTTCTGTTAATGTTGAAGTTATAGATCAAGCGTATGAGCATAAGTTTGTTAGTGCTGGTATCAATTCAATCCGTAAAGGTAACTTTGCTGCTACAGGTGTAAATGCATTTACAGCAACAGATGCAATCTATACTTCAAGCACAGGAACTCTTGTTCTTACAATTCCAAATCACGGATTATCCACAAGCGATACAGTTGGTATTGATACTGGTGGATTATTGTTTAAGTGTTCAAAAGATAATTTCTTCTCTAATCACCCTTACCCTCGTTCAGTATCAAAAACAAGTTTCCCTAATTCAGATCCTATTGCTGGAATTCAAACTGCTATTATTGCAACTACAACTGACTCAATCACTTTATTTGTTGGACAAGGTGGTGGCGGTGGTACAGGAGCAGAAGTAACTGCAACAGTAGGAGTAGGTGGTACACTTTCATTCAATATTGTTTCTGCTGGCACAAGTTATATCAATCCAGAAATTATAATTCCAGAACCGAATTATGACAATTTACCTGTAGTAGGTGTTTCAAGATTAGGTGTAGGACCTACAACTGATACAGGCTCAAATTTATTGATTGATGTTGAAGTAAGTGCAGCAAAAACTTCAGTGGGTATTGGTTCAACTACTTTTGAAATATCAAACTTCCAAATAGCAAGACAAGGACATTCATTTAAAGTTGGTGATAAATTCAAACCTGTTGGACTTGTAACAGCAGCACATCTATCACAACCTATTAATGAGTTTGAACTAGAAGTTACTGGAATATTCAACGATAAATTCTCAGCATGGCAGTTTGGTGAACTTGATTTTATTGATGATATAAGAAATTTACAAGATGGTGTAAAAACAAGATTCCCACTGTTCTTCAATGGTCAATTATTAAGTTTTGAAAAAGATTTATCGGATTCACAATCAGCGTTGATAGATTTAGATGCAGTATTACTCATATTTGTTAATGGTGTTTTACAGAAACCAGGTGAATCATATCAGTTCCAAGGTGGTACAACATTCACATTCTTAGAAGCACCTTCAGGTGAATCCACTCCTGGTGCAAATGATCATGATAAAGTTGATATTTTCTTCTATAAAGGACAAGAGGGAGTAGATGTTGATTTAGTTGATGTTCAAGAATCAGTAAAACGTGGTGATGAAATAAGATTAATGAAATCACCTGTGGGTGTTTCAACAGCACAAGAAAGTGAAAGAGTGATTACGGATTTACTTGGTGCAGATTTAATTGAAACAAATATTTACACTGGTTTAGGTGTAGATGAAATAATTGAAAAACCAATAAGATGGACAAAACAAAAAGTTGATGTAGTTGTCAATGGTGAGATTATTGATAAATCTAGACCATCACTCGAACCTCAAATATATCCAACCGCAAAGATAATTGGTGATTTGTCTGATACTTCTGGTTCTAACTCAGGAGATAATATATTTGTTGATAACGTTGATTCATTCTTCTATGAAGAGGGATCTCATATTGAACCTAATATTCATGTAGAAGACTTATCTGAATTAAAATATAGTATCAATATTAATGAGGTGGATGCTTTAATAACATCTGGTCATGTAAATGTTAGTGCTGCTGCAACTGCTGTAGTTTCTGCAACAGGCACTATATCTAATATTGATATAACTGAAAATGGAAAAGGATACTTAATAACTCCAAGGGTAAGTATAACTCCACCTATAGGAGCTGGTTTAACTGTAGGAACTGCTGCAACCGCATTTGCGACTGCAACTCTATCAAATGGTACTGTTGATAATATTAATTTAACTGAAGTTGGTGCTGGTTATACAAGATCAAATCCACCTCAAGTAATAATCGAAGAACCATCATTCCAGACTGAGAAAATAACCTCTATTGATAACATTCAAGGATTTACTGGTATTATAACTGGTATTAAAGAAGTCACTAACAGTGGTCAACTTGGAATTAAATTCTTCTTCAGGGCAGAAAGAGCTGGAGAAAATACAAATGACTTAGAGGTAGGATATCCAATCATGATTACTGATACAACTGTAGGAACAGGAATTACTTCTGTTGATACTCATAATGATTCTATAGTTGGAATTGGAACTACTTTCCTTGATAATATCTACATCGTTCATGATAGAGTGGCAACTGGTAGTGAAAACGGTGAGATAACATGTAATATATTAAATGGAACCACAACTGGAATTGGTGTTGGTTTAACTGGAAAACATACCGTTACCAATACAGGTAATACAATATCATTGGGTCGATTAAGTTGGGGTAGATTATATAATGCAACAAGATCGGATAATCCAATTTCAATAGGAGTTACTGGATTAACTGTAAATTCTGGTCTAACTACCTTCCCAACAATTCAAAGGAAGAACTATGCACAAGCATCTCTTAGAGGTCTAAGATCGACTGGTGCTATCAGAGTGTTCGGACTTTGATTAAATAACCACTATAAATAAAAAGAAAAGTAAAATTTTAAGATGTCGGCAATTGTTACTGACCAATTTAGAATTCTGAACGCAAATAATTTTGT